CCATAATCTATTTGGTCTTCTCTTACGGGTAATGATACAAAATTACCACTAGGTTTCATTATCGCCATCTTAATATAAACCACTCAGCATCTTGTTTTTTCTCAAATATGTAACGTGTGCTTACATTTTTCCACTCACCTGTACAATTAGTTTCTGTCCACAGGTTTATATCTACTGCTTGAGTATTGTTTTGAAATCTGTTCAATTCAACACTAGTCCAACCAATACCCATTAGCATATCGGCTATTATGTGGAAGTCCATTTCCTTTGCCATCTGTTTACCCATGGTGTCTAATATATCTTGTTCTAATCTCATCCCCACCTCAACATAAAATAACTGGCATTACTATCATTGTAAAAGGTAAACCTTGAATGTCGTTTTACAATAGGGCCATGACTAAAGCTGTCATACTTCTCTGGATAGTAAGCATAATCAAAATCAACACCTTGTACCCAACCCATAGATCGCAACTCATGACCTATTTCCATAGTTCTTTTAGCAGTAATGTATAGGATAACGTCAGCCACATGTTAACTCAAATAAAATAGCATCTTTCTCATCTTTGAAGTTGAAGTCCATATAGTCTTCAGTAGCGTGTGTTTGATACTTATCTCCAGGAAATCCAAATCGGTTTACTGCGCATATACAAATTTCATTCCAACTAGCGACAGTATGATTGTGTTGGTATGGAATACGAACTCTAGTACCCACCAACTTGTAATAATTCTTTGATTTGTTTGACAATTTCTGTATCTCTCTTAAATTTAATAGCCCATTGCTCTGGGTTTATATAATCAATAATCATTTTAACATGGTCTGAAGTTAAAGTATCTAAAAAACGGGTGCCGCTTTCGCTTTGATACAACATCCATGGACTAATCTTTCCGATTGTAATAGCATAACATATCTTGTTTGCGTTTCCATATCTCAATAGATCACGGGGTTGAATGTTTGCTTCTTTTGCTAATTCAATCGTATGCTCTATACCACGATGTATTGCATCAAAAGGATCTTCTTTACGAAGGTAATCTTGTAAGAAGGTTGTGTAATTAGAATCAGTACTCCAATTGTCTAGCTTAATGTTTTCTTTTAGTAACCAATCAACATATCTACTAACATTAACTACATTAACTTCACCGCAGTAATTACCAAACTTCACAAAAGAGGTATAGTATGCACTCTTAATAAATTCTTCATATGTCTTGTTTTTGTTTCGGCTCATAGAGTTCTTTGCATAGAACTGTAACCAACTTTGAAAACCCAGTCGGTTGCCTTTTATGTCACGATTTAACCATCGTTGTTTCTGTTCACATATGTGACTAAGTAAAGTGCGTTCTCTTACGAATTCACGATTACAAAACTCACATCGGTGTTTCGACTCAACTATTGCCGCTGTCTTTTTCATATTGTCGGATCTCATTATCTGTTACTATTTCCGATAATGTTTCTATATCAACTTGTTTTAAATTAGGATACTTACTTGCTAGATATACCTTTTTCTTATGACCAGTTACAAATGCTTCGCTAATAGCATATAGGTTAGCTTCACTTGCCTTAGGATAAATCTTACCAAAATATTCACGTACATCTTTTTCTTTTGGTGTTTCTTTAAGCTGTGTTACTTTACTAGACAAGTGCGGTAGCCATTGATGGAACTGTTTCCCCATTCCCGGGCTAGCCGCACATAACATCTGCCATTGCAGTTTAGGATGCTTACTCACATATTCATTGAATAAATGTTTGTTTGCATGATATTCAGTACTTGCTAGATAATAGCTTTGGAGATCACCGCTAGCCTTAATAGCACTCATCCAATGCGTCATCATATAGGGAACAAACTTTCTTTGTTGTTCATCTGTTAACCTATCAATATATTCATAATCTTTTTTATCCAATGCGGCTAATGCATCGAATAAATCAAAATCGATATTTTGAAATTTTTCTTCTTTAGGTACTGCCGCTTTTTTAGTTGCCATTAGAATGCCTGACTATAATCTACAATCTCACAATTTCTACTAATCTCTTTTACAAAATAAACACATCTAGGTTTTACATCATCATCAATCGGAACACATAAAAACTGTCCGTTCTTTAATCGAGGTGCATACCATGTAACATCATGGTAAATGTCTACGATTTCAATATCCAAGAAGCTAGGCCTAAATGCCGATAGTGGATTGAATTCATATGCTTTGAATCCTCTATCATTAATACTAGTAAGAGGCAATGTTTCTAAGTCACCCATATCAGGTTCACCTATTAATATTTGCCAATCAACTGGCATCTTTACTATCTTGTTACCTATCTTTAGTACTAGAGCAGGGCTATTAAATGATTCTAAAAAGATTAGAGGAATGTAGTGATAATCTACATTCTGTGGGTTGCTGTTATCTAGTATAGCAAAACGTAAATCATCCACCTCATCAGGTAAAGTCTCTAAATTATAATAAGTATCGTCTAAGGTTAAAATTCTCATATTGTTATTGTATCACTTATACTTAATTTTTTCAACATCAAACGGGTAGTTAGCCTCTTTATAAAAGGTCTTACGTTGTGTTAGATGTCTTTTGGCAAACTTACAACTACTAGTGATATCCCAGATATTCACAAAGTCTTTGTCTTCTGCTTTACGAATGCCTCGTCCGATACTTTGAATAACTCGAACAAAACTCTTACCCGGTTCAATCAATACTACATTGAAGATCCTAGGTATATTAATACCGACTGCGGCTACACCATATGTTGCAATTATAATCTTGTTAGTGGCTGTAGCAATGTCATCATAGTGTTCTGTTCGTGTGGTACCTTTTGTTCCACCTGAAACAAACACAACTTCATCTTCCGGTATACCCAATTCTTCTAACTTAAGATGCAATATTTTACCAGCTTCAATTCTATCAACCAGTACCAATGTATTTCCTGTAACCCTAATTGTATGCACACGTGCGGCTATGCAATCCATACGCTGACCATTCTCAACTAGGTACTTGAGTTCAGTTTGGTAGTTTGGAAACTCTACTGCATCTTGTAATTGCAAAATATTAACGTGACAATTACTCAACACACCTTGATCTTGTAACTCACTGGCTGATAGTTTACCGATAACCGGGCCTAAGCTAACAGTCAGTGACATTGATTCAAATTTAGCTTTAGGTATAGTGCCAGTCAATCCCCAACGTAATGGTATGTGACTCATTACTCCAGTGAGTAATGTTTTTAATACGTCTGCCTTTGCTTGATGAACTTCATCGACAATAACACATACTACACCTTCAAGGAAATCTCCTATGCCAACTTCTGCTTCACCTGATTTAGTATTCTTAAGCATGTTACCTAATGATTGCCATGTGCAGATAGTGTGTGTCTTATTAAACTCTTTACGTCCACCATAGTATACACCAACATCAAGACCCAAGTTAATGTAATCTGCTTCTGTTTGTGTTACAAGACTAGTGTTTGGAACAATGACAATTGAACGACCATACTGTTCCATAGTGTAACTAAGTGCGGCAGTGATTAACGTCTTACCGGCTCCTGTTGCAATTTCCTGCAATGATTGCGGATTTTTAAGATAGTTATTTATAATCTCAATTTGATAGTCACGCAATACAACAGGTTCCCCTGCTTTAGGATGCTTTGTTGGCCAGACTTTATTTTTAAAAGTTTGCTCTGTTACTTCTAAAAAAGAGAAAGAAGTTTGATAGGTGCGGGTATCTTCCAACTCAATATCATATCCTGAATTTTCTAGTACAGGAAGAATTTCGGGTAGCAAGTTGATGTAACTTGAACCGCCAAGACTAAAGTAACTGGTTTTTCCATTCCACCTACCTAATCGGACACTTGGCAAATACCTCGCACCCGGGACTTCAAACTCGAATAGCTTCATTAGAGCTTTACGCTCTCCTAATTCTAGTCCTTCTATTTTTACGTTTACTTCGTCTTTGACGATTATTTTACATTGTTTCATTTGTATTCTATATAAATCCCACTACTGTTTACTATCTGTATTGTTTTTGCAACATGTTTAGTAGAACTGTGCGCGGTAAAGGTGCTCATGTTAATTTTAACTGGCATCTCACATTTTCGCAAGTTAATGTTACTCTTATCTTTTGATAGGTTACCCGCTTTACTTTTTAAAACCCTATGTGTAATGTTGTTAGCTTTCAATAAATTAGCTAATTCCATAACAATACTCTTGTTTGTGCCGAACCATTCTGCTAACAAAACCATGTCTGCTTTAATATTTTGCAAATACTCTATCAGTCTATTCGTGTCAGTAATTTCAATTTTCGGTTGCGGGTCTAATGCAAAAATAAGTTTATTCATAACTTCATCGGTGCCGCCTAACTCGTCATGTATATCACTTATTAGTGCGGGATCGATTCTAATTCCCATTCTACTTAGTCTAGCAAGAGTATGATATTCCGTGTTCAATGGTAGATGTTCTATTGCTGCCATCAATGATGGATTTGCAGCCATGACATATAGGTTACCGTTAATCCTTGCAAGAGTAGGATTCCAATATCGAATGTCCTTATGTTCTTTTACTGTATCGATTACCTGTTGAACGACAGGGCAATAGTTTACTTTGTCATAGTACGCAGTGACTATTTCCAAAATTGATTTCAATGTTTGTTCTGATGCTACCGCAGACCACATTTTGTTTTCTCGGTCCCAATTCATATATTCAAGGTTCTTTAGTTCTTTTACAAAATCCTTTTTATAAGGGCTATGAATAATTATAGTGGTGTCATCCATTATAGAGATATGAGCCTCAGTATATATAGGTGAGCTTTCAATAGGAGGAACAGTCCAAGATAACCTAACCAATTCAATACTGCTTAATTCGGCCTTTGACAATTGACGTTGATATCGTAAAACAATCTTGTCTAACAATGCAGATTGGTTTGTAGTAACTGATTTACCTGCGGCAATATTAAGTTGCAATAAGTTATTCACAAACTTTTTATCGTAAGTGCCCAGACTTATATACTTTGATAGATAATCTACCAATTGTTCTTTAGTATGAGGCTTTTTTGTCATCATTCATTATATACTTATTCAGATAGTAATACAATACTTACTGGCAAAAAAAGGGGAACATAAGTTCCCCGAAAGAAAGAAACGAAATGAAAAACTTATCGAAGCGGACTTATTGTCATTGCCGCTACGCACACTGCAGGGGTTATGCTTTCATGCAAGTTGCTTTAGCAAGTTCGCGCCAGTTAGCACTAATCTTAACTAAGTCAGCAACCTTCAAACACATACGCAAGGACACTTCACGCAATTTTGTATGATTGTCCCAAATGAACGACATGATTTCATCTGTCTGAATTTGAGTAAAATCATAATCAGCAAACAAACCACCATCAGCATCACGATGCACTTGTTTGATACGCAACATTTTGTCACGCTCACTATCAACTGTCAGGTCCAGAAAGTGACAACGACTCTGCAATGCATCTAAGTGAGGTTGCATCTTGCCGGCTTTCTTTGCATCAAACGATTTGTTTGTAATAAAAATAATTGAGCCGTTGAAGTTGAAAGAATTCGGGATACCTTCTTCACGCAAAATACGTGAATCTTTATTCCAAGAAATTCTACGTGTCTTACCTGAATCAAGCGCACCTTTGAGTACGTTGATAGCATCTTGATCTTCCCAGATATCGCAATCATCAAACACTAGCACGTTCTTAGCATCACTAAATTTGTACAACTTAGCGAACAAGCCGATACCTGACATAGCACCTTTGACAACTTCAAAACGAACTTTTTTGCTTGCAAGTCTGTCAAACATACTTGCTTTTTCCATTTGCAAATTCACACCATGTGACTTGCCGATACCTGCAGGACCTGTCACAATCATAGCACGTATGTCACCACTGATGCATGCCTTAGACATTTCATCAAGTACTGCAAAACGTGTCGCAATACGGTCCATTGCCTCTACTTCTGACTCTGTTACAGTTTCTTTAACATGAGTAGAGGGCTTGCCTGACAAAAATTCAATAGAATCTTGTTTGTCAACATTTACCTTGACAGTATCGCCCCAGCCGGGGAACTGTCCGTCATTTTTTACTGTTACAAAACCACCTTTAACACCCACTTGATATCCTTTAACAAGAGTGAACACTTCATTCTTAACGTCAATTTTACGATAAGAACCTGATTTAATACGAATAGTAGACATTTAATTTCCTTTGTTTCAGTGTCAATACAAGTATTGTAGCACAATACCCATTTATTGTCAAATTTTAAGCCTTAAGCGGCCTTGCGAAAGTATTGATAGGGCAAGCCCAATGTATAGCACAGGTACTCATCATCACCCTGAGTGTCCTCAGCTTCGTGGATCCAGCGAATTGCTGTTGCACGGTCCTTAGCACCTGAGTAGATCAGGTCATCAACCCTTTTCTCAAAAGAGAAAATTGCGTTTTGTTGTGATTCCTTACGGGCCGTTTCTTCGGCTTCAATAGCTACACCAAGTCCTTCGAACTCGGCTTCGAACTGCTCCAAAGTCCAAGTGGAAGTGTCAATACCGCGAGGGCGAACGCCATAAGCATCCTTGTACATGTCCCAGTAAAGTTCCCGGGCTTGTTCTAATTGTGTCAACTCTTCCCAAGATTTGAATTCTGTAGTCATTTCGTAGTCCTCTTCTTTACTGTCTAAGATTCTATTATATACCCAAACCCATTTATTGTCAAATTTTAAGACTTTAAAATATCAACAATTTTAGAGTGGATTACAGCCATTTCTGACGATTCCACATAGAAGTCTGTAGTGGGATCATAGTAGGAACCTTCATTGTTGTCATAATACAACACTCGTCCGGAGAAATTAAAGGGTCCTTCTAGACCTTTGCGAGGACCATATTTGGTACGCATTTCATCCATCTGATACTTGTCAGCAACAACTTTGTAACCCATGAACAACTCCTTTTGACTGAATAAGACTCTATTATAGAGCCAAATCCATTTAATGTCAACCTCGGGTTAGTTCCCAATTTGTAACACTCAAGTATTCAAAATTATCACGTTGTTTAAGATGAAAATTTCCGTGAATTTCAATCAAATTACTGGTGTTGAAAACATGATTCCACAAGTGTTCTAACTGATTTTTTGCTTCAATCTGAATCATTACGGCGTAGTCATTTCTAGTGTCTTTCAACCAATATTGTACCACATTTACACGTTTAGTTTTTTGCGTAATACGTTTGATAGGTGTCAACGTCCTACTAGAATTAATCATGGGGTTCTTTGCAAGACACGGTGGCTCAACTTGTAGTCGAACTTCATCTAACTGATTATCATATTCATAAAATGCGGGTAAGTAATATGCTAGCCCCAACATTTCTTCACGAAATTTTGTACCATCACTATGAACAAATGTACACAAGTCATTTCGGTAATTAGACATTCGTTCACCTTTAAGTTTCCACATTACTATTTTCTTGCTATAGTAATCACGTATACGTTCAGCATGGGAATAATCTTCACTAATCAAGGATTCAAATAATTCTTTATCTAATAACTTGCCTATCTTGCCTTGAGCAATACCTGCATCACGCAGTCTTTTCCAAGCACTGCTGAGTGCTAGTAAATCAATTGGACTTTCATATATTTCATATTTCTTTACATCCGGATTCATGTTTCTATCATTCATAAATGAATCTAAACTAAAAACATTATTCATTGAATGATTATTACTAAACGAGTAGGCACCAATGTTTGGACTTGCCAATGGTGATACAGTGATAGTATTAATGTTGCGTGTATTAAGTGTTGTCATATTATTTTATTAACTAACAGTTATGTCTTCCATACCAGCGGCTCTTAAACGAACAATGTGCCCGAGCATGAAATTCTTTGAATCTAAACCTTTCATCGTACCCAACCATTTATTTCGTAGTAGTGCCACTTCGTTAATGATTGTTTCCATATCAATTACTTCATCTTCACCCTCAACATACTTCTCAGCAGTTCGGTCACTCAATGCACGATTATATGCTTCTAAGTATTTTTGAAAATGTTTCCTACGAATTTTGCGTAGTTGAAGATTAAGATATTGTAGTACAGCTTCAATCTCTTGTAGTTGATTAAATCTGTGCTCTGTAATACCCGGTAACGCAGAGATGTTTTTTTCTACGTTACCGAAAATTTTAACATCGCTTTTTGCTGAGGCTAGCTCTGCATCATAGTATGATAAGAAGTCAGGTATTTTTGAAAGATCGGCGCTTACCCTAGTGTACCAATTGCTTGACATTTAGTCCCATTCATCAGTATCGGGGTCTTCTTCGTATTCTTCGTAGTCTTCTTCTTGGAAATGTTGTTCTGCATAACCTTTCAAGGCCTTAGTGATATCTTTATCTTTAAAAGCATCTTTGATATCGTCAACCTCATAGTTGTTATCCATCAAGAAATTTACTAAAGAGTCGGCGGCATCACCTCGGTCATTAAGATCAACGTGGTCACGCAATACTTCCCATACTTCGGTAATCACAACTAAACTCATTCTGTTACCTCGGTTTCTACCTCTGCGGTTACAATGCTCTTAGTCACACCAGTATACTCTAGCATAACTTTATCTAAACAACCATCTTTGTTAGCTTCCCAACCCTTACGGAATGATTTCAGAATCTCACCGTCTTTAGTAGTATATACAAGACTGTTGCCTTCTTTTTTCAATGCACCTGATTTCTCAAGCATGTCAGTCAAACCAGAGTAAGGACTCATTCCTGATTCGTAAGGAATCTTAACTTGAATACTTTCAAAAGGTTTAGCATAACGAGTTTTCATAATCTTGCAAGCGGCACGAATGCCCATTACATCAGAAATCTTGTTACCATCTTCATCTTCTTTAAGTTTCAATTTCTTCATCGCAACAACAATTGAAGAGGCGTAAACGAAACCTTGACCACCACTGATTTTATCATCTGGATCAAACATATCTTGTGAAGCATATGTGTGATTAGTAGCAACTAGTCCTACATTATGACTACCAAACATGTTTACACAATTACGAACAAGTGCTGTTAGTGCTTTAGGCTTACGACCCATGTCACCTTTCATATCACCTGCTTCAAACTGATTAACGTCAGTGGGTGTCAACAACATACCCAATGAATCGATAATGAACAATACCTTAGGACGATCGGTATCAGGTAATGTTTTGTATGATTTCATAAACTCACTAATTGTTTTAGCAACGTCATCAATCATAGCCATGTTGAGTTTAAGCAATTTGCTTTCACTAGTGTCTACACCTAAATCGTGCAACCACTTTTCATCAAGTGCGTTTTCACTATCTACTAATACTACGTAGATTCCTTGTTGTTGCGCATGGCGTACCAAGTTGCCCGAACAAATGAAAGACTTGCCTGAACCGCTTTCTCCAGCGAATACAGTGACTTTGCCAAGAGGCACGCCTTTGTTAAAATCACCACTAATAAGATAGTTAAGTCCATAGTTTCCTGTACTGACCCAGTCAGTTGGGTCGTTATATCCTATACTAAGACCTTCAATACTCTTAGTAATCTCTTTTCTAAATTTACTTACATCAAATGGTTTTGCCATTATATCTCCTAATTATCTGTGTACACCGTTAGTATACAAACTAAACGTTTGCTTATCAAGCAGGTCGGGACATTTTTCCGCTAATGAATCCAATTCATAATCATTTGGATAGTGACGTAATGCACCTCTTGCTCTGTCACGAACTATGCTAGGTACTCTTGGTGTTTTTCCAGGATCGCATAATTCTTCTAATAGTTTTTTACCTTGCTTAATAGCACGGTATCTTTCGTCTGGTAGTGTCATATATTTCTCCTTAATAGAGAGAACGGTTTCCCGTTCTCTATTTCAATTAAGCAGGCTTGGTTTGACGAGCACGGATCATTGCTAGAATGTCCTGTGCTTTATCAGTACTAGGAGTTGCTTTAGGAACTACGATTGGTTCACTAAATGATGCTTCAGCTTTGCTAACTTCATCTTCCCATGGTGCAGACTCTGCTACGGGTGCTGTTGCGGGTGCGCTAGTTGCAATAGACGCTGTTGTTTTTTCCGCTGTCGCTCCTGCAGGTGCTTCCAATCCATATGGACGATAGTATGCTCCCCAACGTTCGTTGTCAAAAGGTTGACCATCAACTGATGCTTCAAACATTTCTTTCATAATGCGGAGTTCCGCTTCACCGGGCTTCTTAGGCAAGAAGTCAGATAAGTTGTGTAATCCAAAACTTTGAATTGCTGCCGCTTCTGCCTCTGTCAACGCAGATTCTTTACGAGCCCATGTTGAAGTTGAGTAATCAGCATAACCCCCTTTAGTTGTTTTCTTAATATTAAAATCAAGACCACGCATATAATCAGTTGGCAATTCTTCCATTTCAGGATCCATTAAGCTAGACTTAATAACTGTGAAGATTTGTGGAGAGATAACAAATCTACGAATTGGATTCGCAGGTTGCTTGTCTTCACCAATTGGGTTTTGACGAACAAACCCTTGGAATAGATAACTACGTTTCTTCCAATATTTGTTAGCCATTTCTTTCAATGTCTCATCCTTGTACCAAGGACGAACTTCTGCCAAAATAGGGCAGACTGAACCATCATTGTACATTTCTACACAAGGAATCTGTATGATTACTTGCTTCATTTCAGGACGACCTTTTACGCCATTGAATGGTAGTTTGATGATTTGTTTTTCAACCCAGAAGAATGTGTTACTCTGGTTACCATCAGGTAGGATACGTAGAGAAGCAGTTGTGCCTTCATCCATATTCCAGTGGGGGTAGACTGAGTTGTCTGGTTGCTGGGTAGACCCAGTATTGTTTGATTTGTTTTCTTGTGCTGAGATACGAGCACGAATTTCTGCTAAAGATGCCATAATAAATTTCCTTATTTCATTGACTTGGAGTCTGTTTTATTGTCGCCGCTTCACCATGAAGCAACTAACACAAGATAGAGTATAACATACTTTTCTCTCATGTCAATAGTATTTATGCCGGATGTGGCTAACCTCACCTTTTAAGTGAGGTTATTGAGAACTTATTTACCCAATAAACGTTTGATAGCGTCTAGGTCTTTTTGACCTTCTGTTACATCTCTTTGTTTAATTCTATTTTTAAGAGCCGATATATCTTGTTTATTGACTTTACCTAACTTTGTAATTCGGTTAGTAGAACCATACGAATCTAATGGGTCATTACCTATGCTATGATTATTTCTTGTGAAGTGCGAGCTAGGACCTTGTTCTAACGTATCAGCAATCTTATCACCAAACTCTTGTCGTATTTGATTGATTACTTCATCTGGATCAGGTGCATCATCATCATAACCCATTGGATCAGTAGCATCTCTATATTGACTAATTAAATCATCCAATCGTGAACGTTGGTTACTGCTAAGTCCTTCTAATACGTTTTTACTTTCATCTACGTACCCGGTCATACCATACGTGTTGAATTCTTGACCTCTATTTGCTCTAGTAATGCTATGTTGTATTTCGTCTGGGTTACCTCGACCTTGTTTAACTAATGCATCTCTAGTTTTAACCATTGTCACAATGATAGGGTTGTTTGGATTCTTGTTAGGATCATCACCCGCTTTCCATACTGACCTAGGGATAGCTTGACCAAATTTCCAATCAGGTGGTAACTCAGTCGGGCCCATTGCTGGTTGAGGAGCAGTTGGTGTTGCTGTAGCAGGTGGACGAGGCGTTGCCGCCGCTTGTGCTGATGGCAAAGGTGGACGAGTTGCAACCGGTGCTGCCGGAGATAATCCTGGAAGTGGTTTGCCAGTGTTTGGATCAAATCTAGCTTCGGGAGGCAATGGTTTACCTGTCTCTGTATCGTAGCCCGGGGGAGGTGCGGCTGCAGGTGCAGTTGGTGCTGCCTGTGCAACTGGAGCTGCCGGTTTCTTATATGCACCAGAGCGAACACGGTCTAGCATAGAACCAGATTGCATTTTATTTCTCACAGCATCTAATACACCTTCGTTTGTTTCGCTTTCGCCCATGCCAGCTAATGATTTTTCAACTTGTTTGACCCAACCACTAACATCACTGCTGCCAATTTCATCTGTATCACCTACAAAGTCAGCTACATCGTCAATAGCGGCTGTTACTTTTTCTGGACCGTATTTGGCTAACAAATCTGAACGTTGCATTAAGATTCTACGTGTAATAGCATTGGATACAGGATTGTCAAATGAATCTTCCGTCACGCCTTGTTGTTTATCCCATGCCGCATCAGTTTTAACATTATACTCTTTGCCACCTGCGCCAATATCAGCAACACGGCTTCCAACTGCTTGTTGAGTTTTCACTCTTGCCATATTACTCTTATTGACACTCTTACTTAGAATACCATGCATCTTTTTTGCAACATCTTGTCTACTAGGCTTGCCACTTGTAGATGATTCAACTTCATCTACTTTGATACCACCCTGAAATTTCTTTTCTCTAGGCCACTTGACACCAATTTCTTTTTCAGTTTTGTTAATATAATTTTTATCTAACTCAGTGTCAGGATCTTCTTCAGGTTCACTGCCACCGTATACTCCAGGGCCAGCTTTGTGTCTAGTTACACCATCTTTATGTGTGGTAGTTCCACCTTTATGCGTACCAATAATATCATCTGCCCATGCTTCTAATGCAATAGTCTCCGCCATATCAGAAGTTTCTGTGATATTTTTACTCAACTTGCGTAGTATTGGCATTACGCTTTCGATACGTGGATCCAAACTACTAGACATAAACATTTCACTTAGGTCTACTTGTTCTTCATCTTCCATCAATGCAGGTGTATAGCTTTCAAAGTACGCATTGTATCCACGTTGACCTGACATTTTACCCAAACACTCACGTAGTTTTTGATAGTGATTAATACCTTCACTGACTAACTGCTGTGCAGATTCATTGAATTGTCCGCTACGTGTAGCACGAACAAATCCTGCCATCTGTTTATATTCTTCACATAAACTAGAAATATGATTCCAACGGTCATCGTTAGCTTTACCACCTTCAGCCACGTGCCTTGCAAATACACGTGCTAAGCCTGGTCTGTCAGTAGGGGCTAACATTCTTTCACCAATTGCGTTTTCAATAAAGATTTTATCAATCTGGCGGAAACGTTGCTCACCCTCTTGCATTTCTCTTTTATGTTTAATGATTATCTTAGTTGTAGGTACATTGTCGCTATAGCTAGCTTTTTTACCTTGAGCATGATAACCTTCATACATCTGTTCTTCACGTTTAGTGTGTTCTCTTTTTGCCATATCATTTTCCAAATTATCTATATTATCTAGTTTAAAACTAAGTTGTTTCATCATAGAAAATCTCTTTAATGTCTTAATTAGTTGTTCCCATGACTCGCTATCAGTTGATCCGTTTTTAGGGCTACCGGAAACGGCGTCATCAAAATATACTATTAATTGACGTAATCCATCGATAGATACAAATACTTTACCATAGGTCTTACCTTCTTTAGTAAAGTCAAATTCAAATACATCTGCTTTTTCTGGTACAGGAACTACTTTGCTGTCACTGGCTCTATTAATAATAGAGCGACCGCCCCTGTTAAGTACTTTGTGTAATTCTGCCCTTAGGGCTTCTTGTTTTTTTGACATAATAAACTATTTATCACTATTCTAGTTAACCCATTACCGCAAAGAAGGGTAATGGAGCTATAAATTCTTCATGGTCACGCATATATGAATCTAAATTAGAATGGTATTCACTTAACTGCTGTAAAATACGCACTATTAATAGACTAGCCATAACCAAGTCATCAGTGTCACCAATCTTAGCTTGAAAACTGCCACCGGCTGCAATAAAACTTTTTAATTCAGTTATAAGACTATGACTATTTATAGTCATTTTCTTAGACTCAACTAGTGTTTTGAACTTAGCACAAGCCGCTAATTTACTCTTGTTAGTGGTGTTGAATCCTTTGCGCTTCTTCCCGTTCTCTCCCATGAACGTTCCGGGTATGTTAGACTCACCAAACTCAGCAATAGAAACTAATGCCGCTTCACCTATTGAGTTTGTCTCTACTGAATAGTAGATGTTATTAGGTTCTCCTGTACACTCAACAATGTATTTGGCTATTTGAACTAACAATTTTACTTGAGTAGGAATGTCAGTTTTATTGTGTTTCCATTCACCTACTTGGGTAGTAGTATTAGCTTCAAAAATCTGAATAGCTGATGGATCTCCACCTGTACCTAAACTGGGATCTAAACCAATTGCATATATGTTACCTTTTTTAGGTGTCTTGTACCATCGTATCTGTCCTTGACGGAAAGTAGGTTCAGTTCCTTCCATGTCAATTAATGTGCTAGGGTTAATAAGTGTTTCATCAGCAATAATGAACTCACAACCAATCTCTCGACGGAAACGATCATCACCTAATTGTGCTCTCATTTCATTTGCCCACTGGTCGTCACGCCCTGGCTGTTCAGTATAGTAAGCTCGGTATGCTCTGAATCCGTTTACTCCAACTTCAGTTTTGTTACCATAAGCATCTTCAGTTTTATTAGCACCCTTCCAGATGAACGCAAACTGATCCTCATCACTGTTTGGTGTGCTTGTGATAATAGCTTTACCACCAGTTGACAATGTAGGGGTGATAGCTGTCCAGAATTCTTTAGCGATACTTGGTCGAACGAATGCAAACTCATCCAGATACAACAATGTAATAGACATACCACGACCTGTATTTTCAGTAGTTGTTGCACTTACAATACGAGATCCGTTCTCAAAGTCTAGTGAGCCTTTGTTATATGTTGTTACACCTGCTTTAATATGATCGGGGCAGTTTTCATATGCATAACGTATACGTTGCATAATCTCCTGAGCACCTGTATATTTGTGCGCCGCAATAAGAATCGTGCTGTCTGGTACAAACATTGCATACCATAACAAATAACCTGCTGCCGATGTAGATTTACCTGACTGTCGAGGCATCAAGCTGATTGAATAACGATAGTTATGATAGGTGTTGATTAATCGTTTTTGATATTCCCAAGGATGATAGACCATGCTTCCCTTAGTCGGGTGTTGAATCATAAAGAAGTTATCCATAAAGTATAGATAACCTGTTTCCGGATCACAGCATTTGATAAAGTCAGTCAGTTCCGTTTCGTCTTTGAATTTTGTTTTGACGTAAGGATTTTTGACGAGGGTGGGTGTGTTTGCCATACTGTATTTACAGTCTAATTACTTTGTCTTATTTTTATACTGGCTTTTCACCCGTTAGATACGGTCTACTAAACCATAGTTTAAACCATTCATCGGTACCGGGCTTGATGTTATGTTTTTTCATTAGCTCGCCCTTTTCATTCCCGGTAATGCTTATATTAGATTCTTCACCGATAACTTGTTGAGTTACTCCACTCAATCTCCTTAAATCATCTAGTGTAATATCAAGATTTTCCTGACGTGTAGGAACGGTCTTGAGTTGTTCAAGACCGTTCTGTATTTTAGCTTGTTTCCATACATCAAAGGTCATCTATTATTTAGTTTTAAATTTACAATTGACATCATGCCAACGTTTGAAATTACCAATAGAAACTATTTTACCACAATGTTTGCAAATTTCTTTTTTCCAAACCTTACCCATGTGTATGTCACTTAGTATCTTTTTTGTACTATCTTTGTGTTTTTTATTAAACATGGGGTTACTTTCCCCTCTTTTAGCTATTGAGCCAGCAATAGAACTGTTCCCCTTATTTCTAACAGTATTAGTAAATTTTTTGCCATAATTAGGATGACGTTCTCCTGAACTTACTCCTTCTCCGCCATCGGACCTATTTTGTAGAATACCCTCACCCAGGTCTTTTCTTCCCCAAATACGGATTAGTTTTCTTTCTAATGCCAATGCGCCTATTTCTGAAAGATTCGATTCACATATTATGATTCGAGAGTGATCGGTAGGTTGGTGAATGCGCTCACGTTTCCTATGACTCCAAGCCCTAGAACCGATTCCCTTACCAATGTAATAAGGTTTACCATCAGAACGTACATACGCATAAACGTAATATCCTGATGGCAAAGTTGTTTTCGAATAAATAATCATGCTGATTGCTCCTCACTAGCATTAGAGTAGTTGGGAATTCCACTTCCGTGAACTACACTATTATTTATCACATTTTATTTAATATCAAGAGGACATTGTTTAGTTGTCATCAGTATAAAGAATTTTTCTTTCATTGTAATTCTTTCATCCTCTGGACCCGATTTACTCATATCTTTTGGCAGTTCAATATCAAAATCAATAGTGTTACAAATATCTACGTTGAATCCTGCTCTAGTTAGCAATGCATCCCATTGCTTTACTCCTAGTACGCTGTAATGGTTACTATTGTATTCATGTCTGCGTTCTAGGTCGGGGGCGGGAACTTCAACATACATTCTTCCCTTTAATTTCAATAGTCGATTGTATTCAGCTAAAGTAATGATAGGGTATGGACTATGCTCTAACGAATGCCTAGACCATATAAAGTCTACACTTTCATCATAGTAGCCATCAATTTGAGGAATAAACGACATATCGTAATTCTTTACAACGTGACCTTTATCTGTACAAATTTTAGTGTCGGCTGGACTTAGAGTTACCCCAACCAAGTTAGTATACCCTCGAGATTTCATTTCGTCTAGGAAGTAGCCAGGGCCGCATCCCATATCTAATATCAATGCATCTTTGGGTAAATTCAATGGGTCAACATATGTTGAAACCATTTGAGTTGTTAACTGCTTGTGGAATTGTGCATCCCCTTCATCGTATAGATGGGCAGTATAAAGCCATTCGTTATAAAACTTTAACTTAATTAAATCTAGGGTGTTGTTAATATCAATCATAAATCTACTTATGCGTAGTTTATGATCCCATTATTTTTTCTTTTTAGTTTTTTCACCGTAGCCAGCAAAACCTAGAACTGGACTAGTTGTATGAGTATCATCTAATTCTTTACTTTTCATGTCGCCATGATTCAAATCAGTGTACTCTGCACCCACTGCTTTATATGCTTGTTTTAGCATAGCTTGTTCTTCTTTGGTATAAGGGTGAGTTGATTTACGTTTACCTATCCAACTTTTTGCTGGCATAACGAGTGGGTCTTTTCCGTTCGCGCCTGCTACAGCCATACCCAAACGATATGCAGTATAATCACCGCTTATACGCTCACTGTCACCGTAAGTATTCAACCCAGCTGATGACTGGGATTGTCTTTTCGAGATTTTTTTTTCACTCGACTCTGATATAAATTCGTGTGCTCTCATTATTCTCTATCTGCTTGGTAAGAAAATAAATGCATAACATTAGCGTTTAAAAGAGGTGATACCATTAGCCTAATATTTCCAAATGCAACGTCAACATTATATCTAGTAACTGCATTACCTGTAAATACCGTGCCGTATATACTATGTTCGGCTCTGATACCATCATTACGTTTAGTTACAGTAATTGTAGCTGTCTGTGCATCATTATTATCTAGTACCTTTGAAGTAACTTGAAAACGAACAGTAGTACAAGTGTTTTGAGGTAACTCATATATAACTTGATTCGCTGTATTATTGGTTGTTATTACGTTAGCTGAATTGATAGTGATGCCACCATTTAGTCCGATACCACCGTTAACAGCGATATTACCGGTAGATGTGACGTTACCGATAGCAATCAAGTCACCAGTAGCATATATGTTACCAACTTGCAAGTCTGCCGCAATAAAACGATTAGCATTTTGATAAAAACTCAATACATCAAAGTTTTCACTTATACCAACGTTACCAATATGTAGCGAATCATTCTTACTCAACCAAACATTAGCAATTCTTAGTGGGCTACTACCAATCTGAACTGTATTAGTTGCGATCGGGATAATGTTGGCACCAATATTAACTTTGTTGTTTGGTACGTCCAAAACTAAATTAGCGATACCACCGCTAAAGCCAGCATTATTAAATTGCAATGCCCCGTTTGGTCCACCTTGATTTAATAAAGGGATACTAGCAAAGTTGTTGTTAATTTTGTCAAACGCAACACGTAACGGATCACCTGTACCGTCGTTGGGTAATTGACCAATATCTATAACTTCTATAATACCTGGAGATGTTGCCATATGAATATTCCGATTGTATTATATTTATCGTTAGTAATACCGTTTTAATATTGTACCAGACTAAATATATGTATATTTAAGGAACAGTTATGAACAAGATACTATGTATACTACTATTATCTACTTTGGCAACTACTGCGTTTGCTCAAAAACAAAAAGCAGGGGTGACATATGATGCATTGATTACTAGAGTTATCGATGGCGACACAATTGCATTTCAAGCACCGTTCTTGCCGGCACCACTAAAACCCGAACTAAGTATTCGTGTATTTGGTGTTGATACTCCTGAGAAGGGTCATAGAGCACAATGTCCAAGTGAAGCACAGCGTGGAGAGGCTGCTAGTGCATTCACAAAACAACAAATTGCTAATGCACAAAAGAAACAAATTATACTAATGGACTGGGATAAGTACGGCGGACGTGTTTTGGGTGACGTTATTTTAGACGGCAAAAGTTTAAGAGGGATGCTTATCCAGCAGGGTTTTGCACGTGAGTACTACGGTGAAGCCAAAACGACTTGGTGTAATTAAAATCCAAATATATTCTTAGGTAACTCAATTACAATAAGCTGTCTGGACTGTTGTAACTGCTGTAGTAATAAAGTCCCGTTCTGTCTAACACTAGGATCGGGACTTTTTAACATTTCCGATATGGCTAGCATACGAGTGGTTTCTGTAACAGTTATATCCCGGGATAGGGCTTTCTGTGCTTCCACATACACAGAATAATCTTTACTAGCACATCCCGAAATCATTAATGATACGAGTAGTATAATATATTTCATTTGACTTCGTTAAAGATTTTCTTTTGTGCTTCATACCAATCTTGCCAACCTTCTACCTTAGTGGCGCATTCATGGTACAATGAATAGTTGTGTACAATAACTTTTAACATTTCTGTTATAGCTACTTTATCACCTTCTATTAGTTTAAGACTTTCACATTTCTGTTTTAGTACTTCAGGAGCTTCAGGGAACTTTCTAGCTACAGGAACAGTAGTACTGCATCCCGCAAGAACGATTGCTAATGATAATATCAATGCTTTCATTTCTTTTCCTTTGGTTCAGCGGCTTTGTTTAATATTGATATTGCGGCATCATTATGTATATCAATAATTGCTTTAGGTACAGGACACATTTCAATATACTTGATAACTTCTTCAGTCTTAATGACTTCTTTATCGATGTACTTGATTATGTCTTTACCTTTTTCTTTGATAACTTTAGTCCGTGTTACAATCTTTTCTTGTACTTCCACATTCTTAGTATTGGCCTTTTCTTCAGCTAAAGCAACTTTAGCTTCCATCTCTTTGACCCTAGCTTCCCATGTTTTGTAATCTGCTAATCCACCCTCTAAGTACAACCCCAAAGAAAGTACTAGTAAACTAATGACTTGGATTGGTATTTTATATTGTTTGACTAAGGGAATCATTCCCAAAACAAATCCAGCAACCGTGCCTATGATTCCCACTGAGAGAATTAGATGAAACGCCCATTCGGGCAAAATAGATATTATCCACATAATGTTATTTAGTAAAATATGTAGAATTAGATAACCATGCGTAATAATTACGGAAACCTTCTTCTACGTCAACTTTGGGGTTGAACCCAAAGTCTTTTCTTGCGGCATCAATATTCAATGCTCCCCTGCTAGGGAAGTCCGGGTCCTTATCACGGACATTTACTGTCCCTGACCCAGCAATATTAACTGCTAAATTTGCTGCATCTAGCAAACTGTAGCTATGACTTTTTGTTATATTATAAGTCTTATTTTCAGTGTTATCACTTAGTGTTGCCGCAACAATACCATCTGCCGCATCATCTACGTAAGTGAAGTCTAAGGTCTCACTTGCTCCATTAACGTTTAGAGTAGATCCTCGCATTGCAGTAAGCATAAACTTAGCAATAACTCTGTCTTCTACATCTAAAGGTCCGTACACAGCACTAGGACGAATGATAGTATAAACCATATTGTCTTTACGTGCATAGTCTTTAACTAGCCATTCACCTGCTAGTTTCATAATACCATATTGACCTTGTGGCTTACATATAGCATTTTCAGTAACATCATCGTTGAAGTCACCGTATACCATTGAACTACTGATATAAATGAATTTACGAACTTCGTACTTTATACTTGCTTCAAGCAAGTTAAGTAATCCTTCACTCATTACACGACTACCCAATGCTGGGTTTGCGTTAACTACCTTTTGTCTAGGAAAGCTAGCCATATGAATAACAATCTCCGGCTGTTCTACATTGAAAACATGGTCAACTGATGATGCATCAGATATATCACGGTCGTATATATAACTGTCTACTGCAATTTTCTTCTTACGCTCGGTCATCAAGTAATCAACCTCATCTTGAGGAATTATACCATAGTTCGTTTTAGTATCCATGATTGATACTAAATGACCCATGTCCTGTAATCGTTTAACTACATTGTGCCCAATAAGTCCTAGACCGCCTGTTACTAAGATGTTCATTCGAATTTCAACTTAAAATATGTTAGTTGCTTTGGAGTAAGGTATGCCTTGATATCATATTTGTATCCATAAGTGATACGGTCAACACTACGATGCCAACTAGGCGTTGGGTTTGAGTGTTCCATTATCCATTTACCCTCGTCTGATTTTTGCCATTCCCATATATGTTGTCCAACATATATATCAGGATCTTCTACATCACCCACTCTAAGAACTTTAACAGTGTAGGTGATAGATTTTTGATCCTCTGTATCAGACTGCCATATTTGCTCTAATTGGTCCATGACTTTGATAGTTCTCTAAATGTATATCTTGCATTGTCATTTCAAAGATGTTATTCTTTTGTGCGTTTAACATTAATGTAGGCAATGGGTGTGGCTCACGTTGTAGCTGTTCTTTAACTTGTTCAACGTGGTCTTTATAGATATGTGTATCGCCCGTGCTGATAATCAACTCACCCACTTTTAAATCACAGTGATGCGCAATCAAATGAGTGAGTAGCGCATAGCTAGCAATGTTAAAAGGTAAACCAAGAAACACATCCACACTACGCTGGTACATATGACAACTTAATTCTTTATTTTTGTTGACATAGAATTGACTCATAACATGACAAGGTGGCAATGCCATCTGGTCTAACTCGCTCACGTTCCAGGCACTTAGAATGTGTCTGCGCCCATTAGGATCTTGTTTCAGTCCTTCTATGAGATTTGCCAATTGGTCAATTTCTGTTCTGTCTACTGCAAGCCGTGTGCCACCTTTATGCGCTGAACCCATATCTTTTTCTATGCGATAATTATTCCAATGACGCCATTGTACTCCGTAGACACGACCTAGATCGCCCTCAAATTTTGCTTTGGGTTTCCAATAGGGTGCAACCGCATTTGGCGTCCAGATAGTTACAACATCTTCCCTAGTGCCATGAGTAATCTCTGCTAATCTACGTTCGTCACTACTACCCTCAATAAACCAGAGTAGTTCACCCACACATGCTTTCCATGCTAATTTTTTTGTAGTGACAGCGGGAAAGCCCCTACGCAAATCAAAGCGCAAACTACGTCCAAACACACTAAAAGTGCCAATGCCGGTTCTGTCATCTTTTTCTTCTCCATTATCTAATATGTCTTGCAACAAATCCAAATACTGTTTCATAGTTTACCTAATAGCTTATCTGTTTCGGGTTGCACAGTTTCTGCAATAGTCTCAACATTGAGTACAAATTCAAAACTGGTAATGAGTGGGTCGAGTTCATTTAACTTGCGTGAAATAACTTCCTCCACTTCATGGGGATCTAATCCTTGTTTCATTAAAGATTGGATATTGATTGTATGTTGTTTTTTACCAGTCATCCTCACTACAATTTTACGAATGAATTGTACTGGTACTTTAACTTTATCAACATCCTCAAGAATATGTTCCCATTTTCTAATGTAGTCTGGGGTCATTCTTTACTTACGCAAGTGTTTTAACTTTAGCCGGGCGGCCTCGTTTTTTAGCCACTGGTGTTGCATCTGTAGATGCATACTGTACTGCAATACCATCTAAGCTAGATGCTTCTTGCTGTAAACGTTGACTCTCGGTCAACAACAACTTAGCTTCTGCTTCCATCTTAGAGGCTTGATTACGTAAATTCTTTGCTAGTAGATTATCACTCAATAATCCATCAGCGGCTTCTACTACAGGCGGAGTGCTACGGTCACGCATATTTTTTGCAAGTGACTCAGTACTCTGCATTCCTCGGTTACCGTCAATCTCAGCTAGACGCTTTACGGCTGCTTCACCTTGTTCCATCTCATCTAGAATTTTATTTAATTCACTTAATTTAATTCTAGTACTGGCGTTAGGGGTTACCACCACAGTTTCTGTCTGTACTTTCTTTAACATGCCTTGACCATGCAATACTTGCAAGATGTATTTACCATCTTGAGTATGTGTGCGGTTCAATGCGTCAGCTAAATTTTGACTACTCTGTCCAATATCACTCTCAATGCACTTCATCATTGGGTCGTGAATGTGTCTGTTCAATGTATCAGTGAATACAACTAAACACATGTGTGACTCATTTGGTACTTCTCTGAATACGATGGCAACTTTTCGGTCACCAATTTTCCCTACGTGTCTTAAAAAACTCATACTAATCTCCTTAGGTTTTAAATATTTAACGTTTTTTTGCCGGTGCTAAATTTATTTAGTACCCGACCATCTCAATTCATACAGCATTGCTTCTACTGGATCTTCAAACGATATACTTTGGGCATCTACGAAAAACAAATCAGTGTCATCATCCCACAAATCCTCTTTCGTATATCTTCCTTTAAGTTTAGTAATTACCCATTCCATAGAGGCTTCTGTTAAAGGGGCAGAACACTTTACAAAATGAGGGGGAGTTAATTTTAACTCACGTGTACCATACCACAGTTGTGGGTTAACAATCATTGTGTAAGTACATCCAACATTTTATAATGTTCATATGCTTGCACAACTGCAGGTGTGCTATTGCGGCTTTTAGGAGATACTTCTACCCAAGTATCATTGCTTAACTCAGGATGAATGAACTGAGATCCTAAGGATGCAAAGTTTCTAGGTTGGTGAACCTTGCCAGTGGTGTACAAACGTTTTGCAAGTATTT